GCAGACTCCGGAGATGATCCGGCTCGACCGGTTCACGGATAAGTGGCATTTCATCCCGTGGAATCCGCGGCCGCAGCTCGCGAACTTCCCGCGCCGCCTAGTGGCCGAGGACATCCTCGAGAACGGGCTCGAGTGGGAATATGAGAGCGACACGCAGCTGATCAACCAGGTCGGCGTGCGGTACGCCTTCGACCACTTCAGGAGCCGTCACCGTCACCAGTGCTTCCTCGGGCCCGACGTCAGCGAGGGCGGGTTCGGACAGCCGCGCGACCAGCTCCTGAAGTTCGAGTCGGCGATCAACGATCGGATCGACATCAACCGCTCGGGCTTGTTCTACGTGGCGACGATCGCGCCCGGCACCTATGACCCGGCCGGCACGATGGCCCAGGTGAGGACGGCGCTCACGGCAGCGGCCGTGCCCGGTTGCACGTGGAACGTGTCCTATGGCGGATGGGTCGTCGCCTCACACAACGACCGCCTCGACTTCGACGTCGCCGGCAGCCTCAAGGCGGCGGCGATCGCCCCCGGGGCATACACGATTCCCGAGCTCGTCGTGCTGCTCCAGCAGGCCATGCAAGCGACGCCGAGCCCGACGCCCGACTACAAGGTCGCCCTGGGCGGGTACATCGTCGAGGGCTTCAACGACGCGATCGACTTCTCGGACGGTCAGGTGAAAAAGTGCTCGATCCCGCCCGGCTACTACCGCACGGTGGCGCACCTGGCGAAGGCGGTCGCGCTCGCGCTGAACTCTCAGTCCTCGAACTGGACGTGCACGCAGTCGTCCGGGACGCTCACCATCGGGCGCTCGTCGGGGACCGCGCAGCTTCTGTGGCTCTCCGGCGCGAACGCCGCCGTCAGCGCCGCGGCCGCGCTCGGGTTCTCACACGCCGCCGACCGCACCGGCGCGGCCAGCTACGTCGGCGACTACGCGGTCAGCTATGCGAAGGTCATGATCCAGACGAAGACGCCGATCACCCTGAAATGGGCTAGCGGGTCGAACATTGCCCGCTCGATCGCAACGACCCTCGGGTTCAACTTCAACGTCGACAGCTCGACGAACGTCCGGATCACCGGAAACTTCCAGATCGTCGATGAATGGTTCGCGATCGGCGTCTCGGCGGCGGTCGACCTGCTCTGGCTGTCGGGGGCAAACCTCGCCCGCTCGGCCGGCGCGACGCTCGGCTACATGGGCGGAGTCGACGACACCGGCGTTCTGCGGTACGACGCCGACGTCCGCCGCGGGAGCCGCGAGACCGCCTGCGCCACGAGCCGCGACCGCTATGGGCTCAAGCATCCGTTCTGGATCGACGGCGACTACATCCGCGGGACCAGGATCGCGGCGAACCTGCGGGACGTCATATTCGCCTTCCGCTCGGAGCCGCTGCTCCGGCTCAAGGTCCGGACCCACCGCCTGCCTGACCTCCAGAACGGCCGGATCCTCGAGACCGGCGACCTCTCGTCTATCCGCCCCTTCCCGCGCTACGGCGGCTCAGGCTGGGCGGGGCGGCTGTGGTACGTGGTCGAGGTCAGGCAGCACGCCGGGCCCGCCCAGTGGCACCAGGAGGCCGTCCTCGTCGAGGTCCCGCAGGTCTTCACCGGGGCCGCAGCCTCGACCCCGGACGGTCCCGCCTCGGGCGCGGTCCCCACCGGGACGGCCTTCCTGAACTGGTACGACACCCGGACCGGGGCGGTCGGGATCTATGGCGCCCGCCTGGCCCTCGACGGGTCCCTACCGTGGACCGCGAACGGGGTCCGGATCACGACCGGGACGCCAACCCAGCCGTTCCAGGACTGGGAGCGGACGAAGATCGCCGTCGACGGCGACGGCAGCTCGATCCACGCCTGGATCGAGGGCACGCGGTCGGTGCGCGTTCAGAAGCTCAACGCAGCCGGGACGAAGCTGTGGACCGCGGCCGGCGTGGTGGCGGGGGAGGCAGCGAGCGGGGTCGCGAACCAGATCGCGCTCTGCTCGGACGCTGCGGGCGGCTGCTTCGTGGCCTGGCGCGACACCAGGAACGGCAGCTACAACGTCTTCGTGATGCACGTGCTCTCGAGCGGCGTCGTCGACCCCGCCTGGCCCGCGAATGGTGTTCGGCTGGCCGCCACCGCGAACGCGCAGATCTTCCCGCGCATCTGCCCGGATGGCCAGGGCGGCGTGATCGCGTGCTGGGGCGACGCGCGCACTGCGACCCCGAACTACGACCTCTTCGTTCAGCGACTAACGTCAGCGGGCGCCCAGTTGTGGACCGTGAACGGCGTGCAGCTGAACACCGCGGGGCAGCCGATCAAATGGCCCGACATCTGCCCGGACGGAACGGGCGGCGCGTTCTTCGCCTGGAACCGTCAGGCAAGCAACAACGTCTTCGTCTCGAGGATCGTCGCGGGCGGCTCGATCGCCGGCGGATTCACGGCGGGCGGCACGGTCGTCGCGAGTCCCGGATCTCCAGTCCAGCATGCGCGGATCGTATCGGACGGATCCGGCAACGCCTTCATGGCCTGGATCGACGAACGCAGCGGGACGGTCCGCATCTATGGCGCGCTCGTGACCGGAGCCGGGTCGCTGCCGTGGGCCTCGGGCGGCGTCAATCTCATGAAGGCCGAAGCTCCGGCCGGCGCGACGGCGGACGAGGACTCGTTCTCGATCTGCCTCGACGGGCTCGGCGGCTTCCTGGTCGCGTGCAAGAGTGACGGCGAGACGAACATCAGGGCCCAGCGCCTGACGTCGACCGGTGCGCTCCTGTTCGCCGCCGATGGCGTGATCGTCGGAACCGGCGCGAACTCGCGGTACGGCCCGGTCGTGTTCCCGGTTGGTGACGGTGGCGGGATCGTCGCATGGACGGACGAGCGTGGCGTCGGTCTGACTCAGGACATCTACGCCCAGCGATTCTCAGGTGCGGGCATCGAACAATGGTCCACGGGCGGCGCGGCGGTCGTGGCGATCACCCTTTCGCAGAAGTGGCCGGCCCTCGGGACGGTCTAACGTAGGAGGTCGAACGTGGCGGCGAAGGTCTATCACAAGTTCCTGGAGCAGCTGCTGAAGGGCAACGTCGGCGACATGAGCGCGGGCGGGACCGCCGTGAAGGCGATCCTGCTCAGCACCGCCTACTCGTTCAACATCGACCACGCTTTCGTCTCCGACATCGTGGCGAGCGAGGTCTCGGGGACCGGCTACGTCGCGGGCTACGCCGGCGCCGGCCGCGTGGCGCTCGCGTCGAAGGCGGTCACGCGCGACACCACGAACGACCTCGTCTACTTCGATGCCGACGACGTCTCGTGGGCCGGCCTCAACCTGGGCGCGACCCAGATCGGCTCGATCGTGCTGTGGCTGCCGAAGACGAACGACGCCGACTCGCCGGTGATCTGCTTCGACGACACTGGCGGGTTCCCCATCACGACCACCGGTGGCACCTACCTGCACTCCTGGCCGAGCGCCGGGATCTTCAAGCTGGTCCCCTAAGGCGATGTCCGTCCTTCTCAGAACGCTCCGCGCCGCATCGGGCCAGGTCGCCGCGTCCACCTGCACACTCTGCGGTGGCTCGCAGGTGAACGCTACGGCGGCGGGCCTCAAGGACAACTCGCTCGCCACCTATGGCGGCATGGACTGGTACGGCGACGGGGTCGATCCCGACGCCGGCTACGTGCGCGAGGACTGGACCATTGATGCCTGTCCGTCCGATCTCGTGATCGACTTCGTCCGGGTTCGGCTGAAGGCCGCGCGGATCGTCTATAGCCCGTCGTTCACGTACACGATCCAGCCGAGAATCAACGGCACCAACCGCGGCACGCCGGCGACTCTCGGCTCGACGGCGACGTTCGACTTCGACTTCACGACCGACCCGGCCGACTCGCAGCCGTGGACGCCAGCGAAGATCAATGCGCAGAAGTTCGGCTGGAACGGCGACGCGCCGATGACCGACCCGAACGCCGCCGGCGAGATCCGCGTGTTCGAGATGGAGATTCAGATCCACGGTCATACGCTGGGCTCGATCGAAACGGTCGCGGCGACCGTGATCGCGGCGGCGGTGAACACTCTCATCACGCTAGGCGCGATCGCGACGGTCTCCTGCCAGGCGCCCGGCGGCGGCAACCAGAACGGGACCACACTCGGCACGTCGGCGATCGTCGGCGTCGAGATGGAACCGCCACCGGACGGCGCGAACTCGGCGGCACCGCATGTGCCTGCGGTCGTGACGCTGAACACATTCGTCCTGCGGTCGGCGAACCCGGCAAACCTCGGCGACCAGGACGTCGTGACCGGCGCGACCGAGACTAAGAGCGTCGGCTCGCATGGGACATGGACATTCGACGACGTCAAGGCGGTCTCTCTGATCTCGTCGCCCGACCTCGGCACAATCCAGTACGTGCTGTTCAAGGCGGTCGGCCGCGTTCACTTCTCGGCCGTGTGGGAGCAGTTCTACGGCACCGTTTTCCGGTACAGCGTGGGCGGGACTGAGGCGACGATGCCGATTGATCCCGCGACAAATTACTACCTGCTGTTCCTGGCCGAGGGCATCGAGGCGTACAAGCTCGACCTGACAGCCGAGGCGTCGTCGACTCCGTCCTATGTGCAACCCAACGGTGCGCCGTGGACATGGGCGGCGCTGAGCTCGATCGCGAACCTGACGCCCGAGTTTTTCTATGAAGCGAAGAGCGGAGGCGGCGTCGCCAATGCGAAGCACGGCGAGATCTTCGTCGAGGTGTACGGCGTGCCTGCAGTCGACTCGGCGGTACGTGTGTTCCGCGACCAGGCCGAGATCGTCGTGACACCACTCGGTGCGCCCGGCCTCGCGGTCGGGTCACGACTCACCCGTCCAATCGGTGGCACGAAACAACGGAAGGTGGTGATTCCACAATGAGCGACAACGAACCGGCCCTGCAGGTAGTCATCGGCGATACGCTGCTGACGCTCGAGTTCCCGGTCGTGGACCAGGACGGGAAGGCCGTGGATCTCACAGCTGGCAACGTGCGGGTGTTCGCCAAGGGGAGGGCCTCGTCTGATCGTGTGACGTCGGTCGTGGGCGGAACGATCGCGAAGACTATCGTCACGATCACGCAGGGCGACACGGTCGTCACGCCGCCGAACATGACTGGCATCGTCGAGGGGATGCGGATCTTCACCGCAGCGGGCACTCACTTCGCGCCCGGCACCGAGATCATCGTCGTCGGCGGCAGCACGTTTACGATCAATCGGCCGGCGATCGGTAGTGGCTCGAACATCTCGACCGGATTCTGGGACGGCGTCGTCTGCGATCTCTCGGCCGGCGCGCAAGGACTGGCGCGCGTGCAGGGGCTGCCGGCGCTCATGCGGCCGGGCGCGCTCACGACCGAGACTTACGACTACGACATCCGCTTCAAAAACGCGGGCGGGAAGATCGGCTACTCCGACCCAGACCAGATCATCGCAACGACACCGGTCATCTAAAGCTCAGGCACGAACAGGGAGGTTCAGATGCGGTTCGCCTTCATGATTGCAACCCTCGCGGCGCTGGCCGGCCCGGCCATTGCTGACGGGTTCGTCGAACTCGGTGGGGATCCGTTCCAGGTCCAGCAGTGGGGATATGACTCGAACAACCAGTTCTGGGGCGCGCCACGGAATGCCGTCTCGGCGACGGCGGGATCGACCGGTGCGAGCAGCCTGATCTCGAACGCGATCTGCACGATCGGAATGACCGAGCTCACGATCACGGTCCGCGACTCGGTCGGAACCGCGAACGCGAACACGATCACGCTGTACGGGTCGTCCAGTCCGAGCTTTGTCACGTTCGACACGCTGGTCGTCACCGTCGACACGTTGGTCTGCGGCGCGGGAGCAGGCGGCCGACTGCGAGCGTGCGTGTCCGGAAGAAACACGACATCGAGCATGCGCTTGCCCTGGCAGGTCTCGGTGTTCCCGTGGGAGGTGGCGCACTCGGGGCTGACGATCGGGATCTACACCGACCGACTGCAGTCGAACGGCAAGTCGTGGGGCGCGTCGTACATCAAATGGAAGGTCACGTTCAACGCTGACGCCAAGCAGGTCTGGGCGCGCAGCGTGGCGCTCTACCCGTTCGGCCGGCCGACGGTCGTCGCCAGCCCCTCGGGCGAGCAGTGATCCATCCCGATCCGGAGAAGCTCCTCGAGGACCAGGGCGCGCAGATCCTGCTGCGTCTCCTGCTCTGGGGCGAGGCGCGCGGCGAGCGTGACGCCGGCGGCGATCTCGATGCCCGCGGCATGCTCGGCGTCGCCTGGGTCGCGATGAACCGCTCGAAAGACCGCAGCATGACACTGCCCGAGGTCATCCTCCAGCCTTGGCAGTTCTCATGCTTCAACGCGAACGACCCGAACCGTGCGTCGATGCTGAAGGCGCACGAGCTCGAGCCGGTCGCGTGGTCGCGGGCAGATGCGGTGGCCGACCTGGTCGAGGCCAGCCTGACGATCGACCCGACGAAGGGCGCGAGCCACTACGTGGTCGAGGCGCTGTGGGGTCGGAGCGGAACCGCGAAATGGTTCGGGAAGATCGAGATAGACGCCGGTCGCACCGTGGAGCTGGCCCGTATCGGGCACCATGTGTTCGCGAGGGCGGCATGAACAGCGACGGAACACCGACCAGGGAGGGATCGTCGATGAGGGCGAACGATGCGGGACGAATCACGCTGAGTTGGGCCCAGCTCGTCTGGGGGATCACCGTCCTCGTCGTCCTGGTCGGCGGGTACAAGGATCTAAAAACCGGGCTCGCTCAGGTGCAGAGCACCGTGAACGGGATGTACACGAAGGCCGAGGTCGATCAGATGAGAGTCGACGCGGATCGGGTTCACGCGGCGCTCGAGGCCAAGATCCGACGCATCGAATCGAAGCTGAAAGACGACGAAGAATAACCGCCCCAAGGATGGGGCTGAACGATCACGTCCAGGGAGGACACCATGAAGCGATTCTTCATCCCGCTCGCTGTGCTGACGCCGCTCGCGGTCGCTGTCGCTTTCGCGTTCGCTCAGCCTGACACCTCGGCCTGGCCGGGCTTCAGCCACGCCGACTCGGCGCACCTGGTTGCGATCCTGCCCGACTCGGAAACGCTGGCGAAGGCTCCGATGCCGATCGACACGACGGCCGCGGCGGCCTTCGTCGCCAAGCAGGCCACCCACTGGCTCGACAAGTTCCTCCCGTCCCTCAGCCCGGACATGTCGGCCAAGATCGTCACCGGGCTCTCGGTGGCATCAGTGGCGCTGATGATGCAGCTCTGGAAGCTGCTGATCGGACTGCTCCAGAAACCGCAGTCGGTGGCCCGTGTCATCGGTCCCTTCTATGGCCGCTACAAGAAACTCATCAACCCGCTGATCGTCCTGCTGGTGGGATGGGTGGTGGGTGGATCGCTGCTGACCGGCATGGTGGCGGCGTTCGTCAAGGTGTACTTCGTCAACGCGAAGTCGGTGTGGAAAGAGATCAGTGACGAGCGGTCCGCGAAGGCCGCCGCGACGCCGTAGTGCAGTCCCAATCGCAACAACTCAATCAGGGAGGTCCCATGCGTCACGCATCAATCGTTGCCGGGCTGCTGCTCGGCGCGGCGTTCCTCGCTACCACGGCCTCGGCCGCAATCGTTCCGGGGTTCTACCTCGGCGCGAACGGCGTCTGGACCGACAGCCAGGAGACGATGCCGTCCGACTTCGAGCTCGGCGGCAACGTCAGCGTCAGCCTGCAGCATCGCCTGTCGGTGGTCGGCTGCAGCTACTACGGCCTCCAGCAGGAGTACCTGCGCGCGTCGGCCGGCGGCCGGTACACCGTGACCGACGTCGACAACAACGACTTCTCGATCGGCGTCGGGCTCCAGTACCACGTCTCGAGCGACGAGGCCCTGCGCCCGAAGGAATGGGCGGCTGACGTGACGATCGGCTTTGCACCGGTGCCGAAGGACATGCCGGCGCTCACCGTCATCCTGCAAGGCAGCCACGGGCTCACCACGGAAACGACTGCCGCCTACGTGGGCGGTCGCTTCACACTCGGAGGTGCGCGTTGAAGACGCTCGACTTCCTGGTCAAGTTGTTCGGCGTGCCGGGCGACGTTGTGATCGCAATCCTGAACCATGCGATCGAGAACGCGCCGCAGGAGATCGCCGACGCTGCACGCGCCCTGCTCGCGAAGATCGAGGAGCCGCTCGACGTCGCGAACCTGAGCGGCGCACTCGCGGAGCTGCCCGAGGAGCTGATGAAGGTGTTCAAGCTCGACTTCGACGGGAGATCGCACCGGAGCGACGCCGGGTAAAACGCAGCAGGCTGAAGACGGCTACGCCCCCGGGGATCCGTCCTCGGGGGCGTTTCGTTTGGATCTATCGGCCTCTGCGGTCGTACATCATGAGCGCGATCGCGAGCGTGGCGTGCGCCTGCCTGTCCTCCGCCTCCGAGCTGTTCGAAGCGGTGATGAGGCTGCGCTCGATTACTTCGTCCTCGCGGATCCACTTTCGGACGATGTCGCTGGCCGTCTCCTTCGTCTCGCTCACGGCGTCCACTCCCGCACGCCGCCCGCGACCTGCGGCGCACCATCGACGGGCGTGCTGCCCTTGTACCAGTAGCCGCGGAAATCCTCGCGGCCAAGCGCGTCGGGACCCCAGCCCTCGTGGCGCGCGCCAATGATGAGCGTCCAGGGGACCTCCGTCCACGGAGCGTAATCGTCGCGAGTGATCCAGGGCCGGCCGATCACTTCTCCGACGGCGATCATGTCAGCTTCGATCCGCAGCGAGCGCCCGGTGATCTTGTAACTCACCGCATCGGTTCCAAGCTCGGCGCTGCCGACGTCGCCGCCGAAAGTCCAGCATTCGGAACACGGGAAGTCATTCTCATCGGCAAGGTCTGACCGCTCCCAGCCGTTGAGTTCGATCTGCGCGTGGATCACGAGCCGATCTCCGCGCAACTCGGCGCGGATGTTCCGCAGCTCCGGCGCATCCGTGGGCGCGGCCGCGTGCACGTGCCGCGACGGCTCGAGCGCGAGGTCGAGCGCTGGGTCGGGGCCGGTCGCGGACCGGCAGCCGGCGAGCGTGAGAATGGCGAGCGAGAACAGCGTGACGGCCTTCATTGTGAACCTCCTCGGTTTGGGGCTGGGACGCGCCAGTCTAGGCCGCGTCGCGCGCGGCGGATAGTGTCGGTGTTTCTTTCGGTTCCTACGGTGTCTCGCGGATCAGGAAGGCCCGGCGCGTGGCGATCGCAGCTCGTCGCACGGATGTCCGAGTCGTCCCGTATACCTCCTCCATCTCGATCAGCAGATCCTCGGACGGCTTCTCGCGGCCGCGCTCGAGGAGCCCCAGGTAGCCCACGCTCACCTTGAGCTGGTCCGCGGCCTGGGCCCTGGTCTTCTTGTGCCGCACTCGCAGCTTCGCCAGCGGGGTACTTCGCTTCGTCGTGTACGCGCGCTCGGTCTTAGGCATGGTCGGTTCCCTTGTGCGCCCGCCGCAGCACGTCGACGGACGCCTTGGCCTCCTGGAACGTCGAGCCGAGGCTCTCGGGTTCGACTCCGCGACGCTCGAGCACGAAGGACGTGCGGCCGTCCTGCTGGTCCTCGTACACGAGTGCGTCGGGGAAGATCGCCTGCAGCTTTCGCGACAGGTAGGCGTTGAGTGTTCGCATGGTTCCCTCCAGTGGGAGGGGGCGCGCCCGGCTGCGACGCGCCCCCGCGCCACCTAGATCTCGTTGCGCTCGCGCATCGAGTGATACTTGCCACCGGCGACGATGACGTGATCGAGGACCGCGATCCCGATCAGCTCGCCGGCCTGCACGAGGCGGCGCGTGATCGTGTGATCCTCTTCGCTGGCTTCGACCTCGCCGCTCGGATGGTTGTGGACCAGAATCACCGCGGCAGCGTTCGCGAGGATCGCACCCTTGAACACCTCGCGCGGATGCACGATCGAGGAGTTCAGCGAACCGACCGACACCATCTCGACCGAGATCGTGCGGTGCCGCGCGGACAGGTGAATCACCGCGAAGCCCTCGCGATCGGTCGGCAGCACCGGCTTCGCGATCGCATACACGTCAGCCGGACCGGCTACCAGCGGGAGGGAGGTGTCAGGGGCAGCCGCGTCGACAGTGACGAGGCGGACGCGGCGGAGGGTGAGACGTGCGGTCATTGGGAGGTTCCTTTCGCTGGCCCCGCGTACCCGGCGGGCTCGGTGCGCGGGGTTCAGTGCCCGCGCTCACCTGTCGGTCATCGCCGACAAGAGGAATAGTCGCCCACGGGGCCGCGGCCGTCAAGCAAAAAGAACCTCGCTTTTAGCGTCGGCCTTCCAGCCGCGGCCGCTCTTTCGCCGGTGGCAGCTGGGGGATCATCGTCTCGGCCACGGTCGAGCCGTCGAGGAGCAGCATCCATGGCAGAAACGCTTCCTCGAACGACTGGAGCCCGCAGCGCACCGATTCGAGCTGCGCCTTGACCAGGAGCAGCAGGATCCGCCACCGCTGGCGCTGCGCGCGCTCGAGCTTCGCCTGCGAGTGCTCCTTGGGGTAGGGGATGGCCACCTTCGCCGAGCGCCCGCGGTAGGCGAACTGGATCATGGCCCCATCCGGCGACCACCCGGAGACGAAGGCGTCGCAGCCATACTTCTTCAGCACGTTCTCGATCTCGGCGCGGCTGCGCTCGACCGGGACCGACGTGTCAGCGGCGTATCCGCTTAGGCGAGTCATTCGCCGCCACCGTCGGCGCCGGCGAGCTGCTCACTCTCCGACCGGCGCCGGGCGACATGCTCCATGATCTCCGCGAGGCAGCCACCATGGATCGCGCAGTGCTGGCAGATGATCTCGCGATCCGCGGGCCCGGCCCGCTTCGCCAGGTCTTCGTCCGGGCCCATCACGGCCGCGAGAACGGGACTCCCCATGGCCTGCTCGAGTCCGGCCTGACGCTGGATCACACCGGTCATCAAGACGAAGTGCTCGAACGTGACCCGGTAGAACGCGATCGACCGGTCGTGCATGACGCCGCGGCCGCACGCCGCGCACGGACCGAGCTCGCGCTGCTTCATGCCGACCGGCTCCTCGCCCGTGCCGCGGCTCACTTCTTCTTCCGTCCCTTCTTCGCCGGCGCTGCAGACGTCTGCACTGCCGGCGCCTCCTCGTCGATCAGCTTCGCGACGTCCACGCCGAACGCCTTGGCCCGCGCCGTGAACCGCTTCCGACTGCCATCCCAATCGCTGTCCGACTCGTTGAGCAGAGCGATCATAGTCAGGTGGCGCACCAGGTCCTCGGCGGTCTTCCCGAGCGGCACGCGCTTCGCCGCGGCCGCGCTGCCCTTGGCGCCGTAGCCGGCGGCCTGGCAGATGTGCTCGGTCAGGACGGATCCCAGCAGTTTCCCCGGAGCCGCCGAGGCGCGCTTCACGGCCGCCGCCAGCTCGTCGAGGATCCGCGGCTTCGCCTTCGCGTAGCGCGCGCGGGCCGCGTTCTCGATCGCCTGCTCCTTCTTCCGCTTCTCGTCCTCGAGCTTCCAGCGGTCCTGGGCGGACCCCTTCGACTTCGCGCCTGGCGACTTCGCGCGCGCGGCCTTTTCCTTCTGCTCCGTCGCCCAGTGGACCTTGCACTTCTCGCGCTGGACGCAGACCTTGAACGCCTGGCCGGCGTCGGGGCCGACCGCGACGAACCCGGTGATCGAGTACTCGCAGGTCTTCGACTTCTCGGCTCCGTCCGCGCGCTTCCACGACCGCGGTCCCCATGTGCGGGTCTTCGGATCGCGTGCGACGGGCGGGATGAAGTGGTCGTGCGTGATATGGATCAGCCGCTCCTGCTTCTGCGTCGCCTGCTCGATCGCGGCCTGCACCTCGGGGAAGAGAAACGGGTCGACCGCGGCCGGCGTGTGACGCACGTGCTCGGCGATCCAGCCCTCGAGCTCGCGGACCGTGACCACCTTCACGCCGTCCCATTTGCCGTGCTCGAGCATCCGGTTCCGGTGCCGACCGGCGGTCGGGCTCTCGACGGGATCCCAGAGCGTCTGTTCACCCTCGAAGCAGCCTCCGATGATCGGGTCGACCACGCGCTCCTGGTCCTTCGCCGATAGCCGCGCGAGCAGGATTGCGTGCCCCGCGGTCAGCCGGCCTTCGGCGAGCAGCGTCTTCACCGTTGCCGTCAGATTGCCCAGCTTCACGCGATCGTAGACGTACTTCACCGACTTGCCGATCCGCTCCGCGATCCGCTCGGCCGAGTAGCCGTGCTTCGTCATCAGCAGCTCGTAGCCCTTCGCCTCCTCGAGCACGGTCAGGTCGGAGCGCTGCAGGTTCTCGATCACCTGGATCTCGAGCGCCACCTGGTCGTCCATCTCGCGCACCATGGCCGGGATCTCGTCGAGGCCGGCCGCCGTGGCCGCCGCGAACCGGCGATGCCCGGCCACGATCTCGAAGCCCTTCGCGTTCGGGCGCACCAGGATCGGCTGCAGGATGCCGTGCTCCCTGACACTCGAGACCAGGTCGTCGAAGCCGGCGTCCTTCACCTCATGCCGCGGATTGGTCTTGCTCGGGTGGATCCGCTCCACCGCGACGGACTGCACGAGCGCCTGGGCCATCAGTGGGCCGACTCGCCCGCGGCCTTCTTCTCGAGCGCGAGCTTGCCCTGACGATTCGCGATGTTGATCTCGACCTTGTCGCCGATCTGCAGGTCGTGGCGGATCTCCGGGTCGGTCAGGATCTGCAGCCGCGTCTTCTTCTCCGGCCCGAGCCCGCGCATGGTGATCCGGACCTGCTCCATCTCGCTGGTCTGGTACTGCTTCCTGCCCTTGCGCGTGGTGCCGACCACCTCGCGCACCTGGATCGTCACCAGCTCCTGCGCGGTGACCTTCATCCCGATCTGGAAATCCTTCGCCATGGTTCCCTCCGTTGAACGTGGCCGCGGGGGCTACCAGCTCGCGGGGTTCGGATGATCCCCGCAGCGAGACGCCGATTCCCGCGGGTGCTGCCTAGTCGTCGTCGCCCGGCTCGCGGCCGGCCACCGCCGCCTTCATCTCCTCGGGCTTCTCGTCGTCGGCCAGGAACGCTTCGGCCGCCGTCGCCGCCCGCGCCTTCTGGTCACGGATGCGAACGCACTTCACCGTCTCGCCGGCCATCATCGTGTCGGCTACGAACAGCACAATTTCTTGGCCCTTCCAGCCCTTTGCGAGGTTGCCAAAGGCGCGATTGAGGGTCTTACGATTGGTCGCGTTCAGGCCGAGGATCCGCTCCTTGCCGACGAACTTGAGCCCCAGCATGTTCACCCGCTTCCGGCCGCCCATGAACGTGACGACCGGGTAGAGGATCACCTGCTCGATCCTGACCTTGACGTCCGTGCCCTCGATCAGATCCTCGGCCGTCAACCAGATCGAGTCGCGGCCGACTCCACTCGGGCCCGCGTACTCCTTGCCCTGGGGTTCTTCCATCTACGCCACCTCCTTTTCGGGATCTCCGAGCAGCTCCGCGGTCAGCTGGTCCGTCACGCGGGCCACCTGAACCTCGGGGAACTGTCCCGGCCACTCGCCGCTCGCCTCGCACTCCTCGAGACGGCGGCACATCACCTCGAACTCCATCTCGCCGAACGTCAGCGCGTCCGAGTCCAGCGCGAAGACACCCACGTCGTAGGGCGCGACCGACTCCACCGCGACCAGGAAGTAGTGCTGAACCTCTCGGTCGAGCCGCGACAGCCCGTCGCGGTACCACGCCGCCTGGACGTAATAGCGGAACCGCGTCAGCTCGAAGGGGGAGAAACGTTCCAGGGACCGCGTCGTCTTCAGGTCGCCAGCAACGCCCGGACCGAGGAAGTCCGCACGGCCGCGGCAGAGACGCCCGTCCCGATCCCACAGCAGCGTTAGCTCGCGCTCCGGCGCCTTGGCCAGCAGCTTCGCCGCGTGCGGGTGCGCGTGGACCGCGGCTGCCATGGCGCGCACCTTCTCGATCGTGTCGCGCTTGAGCACGATCGCCCCGGTCCGGGCCTCGAGTGCCGCGACCGCGTCCTTGTACGCCTTGGTCGCCCGCTTGTTCGTGTTGTTCGGCGCCACGTCGTCGGGGTTCGGCTCGGCCACGTACCGCTGCTCGAAGACTTCCGGCTCGAGGACGGCCGTGTGCACCGCGGTCCCGAGCGACGTCGCCTCGGTCTCCTCGCGCGGCTGTGAGCGCATCCACTGGTAGTACTTCGGACTCGTCGCCAGCCAGGACAGCTGGCTCGATCCGAGCGCGTCCATCGCGAGGTACTGCTCCATCGGGACGAGGCGGTGGATCCCGATGGGGAGGGGTTCGCCTTCGATCAGGCGGGGGAGGCTCACGAGGTGGCCGCCGGCACCTGCCACGCCACGGCGCCGTCCTCGATGATCACCGTCGCGCCACCGTCCTCGACCCGCTCGATCCAGAGCTGCGCGTCCTGCGCGGCCGCCAGCTCGCCGATCAGCCGCAGCGACTCCGCGTCCAGCAGCGAGCCGTCCCGGATCAGCAGCACCCGGAGCGTCGGGTTCAGCGCCAGGCCGATCGCGACCGACACCCGCAGATGCTCGGCCGAGCTCGCCTGCTCGAAGGGGAGACCGGCGAACGTGACGTCGCCGTCCTCGCCGAAGCCGAGCCCCGCGACCGGGAACTTCGCCCGTCCGATCGCCGCCTTCTTCGCCTCGTCGATCTTCGCGATCTTCTCGGTGAGGTCGGTCGAGACCTGGCGCAGCCGGTCCAGCTCGGCCTCGTGCGTCGCGCGCGTCCGGTTCTCGAGGAACCGCTTGTTCGCGCCCTCGAGGTTCGTCATCTGATCCTTGAGCGGTCCGAGATCGACGTCCGGCGCATCGGCGTGGGCCTCCGCATTGCTAGCCGCCACCTTCGCGCTCTCGAGGTCAAGGGCGATCTTGTCCGCGCTGGCCTCGGCTTCCTCGAGCTGCTTCCGCGCCTCGGCGATGCGCCGCTTCGCGTTCTCCAGCGAGCTCGCCATGTAGTCCGCATGGCGCTTCGCCTCGGCCGCCTTCATGCGCGCCGCGTCGATCCTCTTCTGCAGATTGCGGGCTTCCTCGAGCTGCTTCACGATCTCGCTGCTCGATACCTCGCGGTCCGGCGCGTTCTCGTGCTTCGCCGGCATCGCGTCGAACCGGGCCCGGGCGGCCTTGCCGTCGCGGTTCACCTCGGTTCGCTCGTTGAACAGCTTCAGCCGCTGCCCTTCCAGCTCGGCGAAGTCGAGCCCGACCAGGCGGCGCAACGTCTCGGCCTGCGCCGGCGGTGCCATGCGCGTGAACTCGAGCGGGTCGAACGACAGCGAGCCGATCAGCCCGTCGAGGCGCGTCTGCGGCTTCGAGTACTGGGCGCCATCCTTCGACTCGACCGTGAGCGTCCCGAAGCCGCCGGCGGCAAACGTGCGCCGCACCAGGAACTCGCCGAGGTCGCACGTCACCTCGCCCTCGTTCTCGCCGCGGCGCAGCGGTTCCTTGCAGACCACGTCCTTCCCGCCGAGCGCATACATGATCGCGTCGAGGACGCTCGACTTGCCCTGGCCGTTCTTGCCGCCGATCACGACCACGTTGCCGTCCGGCCTGATCTCGGCCGCGCGGATGCGCTTCACGTTCCTCACCTTCAGCTCGAGGATCTTCATGCTGCTCCCTCCTTGAACAGGTCGGTCTGCTCGCGCGCGCTCGGTTCCGCGCTGTTGTCGGTCGTCAACACCACGTTCGGGCGCGCCGCCTCGATCGCCGCGGCCACGGTCGCGCCGGTCCCGATCACGACCGCTTCGCCGGCGCGGTAGGCGTACACGCACACGCCCGGCGCATCCGGGCAGCTGCCGATCCGCACCAGCTCGCCGAGGCTGCAGGCGTTCCTCGCGTCGATCGCGCGCATCACCAGCTCGACAGGATCGCGGCGATCAGGACCACCACGAAGCACAGCAGGAAGTCGCGCAGCGTGTCCTCGCGGCGCTGCTGGTCGCGCCAGCCCTGCGAGCCGCGCACGTACAGCGGGGGCCGGATCACGCGACCTCCGCGCGTTCACGGTCCACGGCCTTGTCCATCTCCCAGCAGTAGGGGCAGGACGGATGCTCGTCCGTGTTCCACTGCTCCCCGCACCCTCGGCACTCGCGGATCGGACTGTCGCTGCCGTAGGGCGCCGCGCTCGCGTCACGCAACCGCGGAGTGCTGCGCCGCTCCTCGTGCTCGCGGAGCCAGTCGGCCTCGCGTTGCAGGGCCTCGGCTCGGGTAGCTGCGATCTTGTGGGTGAGTTCGGTGATCCTGGCTTCGAGTTCGGCGGCGCTCATCGGGGCCGCACCTGGGCGAGACGCACCCCGAGCGACGATCCCAGCGCCTGCTCGTAGTCGTAGTCGGGCGGGTTGCACTCGTCGCACTCGCGATGCGGATGTCCGCCCGTCTCGGCACCGCACGAGATGCACAGCCCCGCGCTTTCCCACGCCGCGTGCAGCTCGCGCTTCAGCCGCTTGTAGCGGGCGATCGCCGACGCCGTGAACCGGGCGTAGGACAGGAGCCGCGCGCGCTCGGTCACCTCTTCGAGGCGGGCGAGGTGGTAATCTTGGGTCGGGCTCATGGAGTCGATACCTCCGTGGGTTCGGCCCCGTCCCGGTTCACGCCGGGCGGGGCGCCTTTGTTAGGTGCCGTTCGCCGCGGCCCTGCGGGTTCCGGCACCAGATGACGGTCGCGTCCGTGCGGCTCTCGGGGCGACGCCGAGCATCTCGCGCAGCTCGTCAACGCCGAGTCCGTAACCGTCGGCCAGCTTCATGATCGCGTTACCCGTTAGCGGAGTGGCTTCGTTCTCGAGCATGCGGATGTAGGCCGGCGAGAACCCCGTGGCCAGTGCGGCGTCGCGGGGATTCGCGTAGCCCAAGCTGACGCGGATCTCCGACAGTCGCCTGCCCCAGCTCGTTCGCTCGACCATCTCCCCTCCCTCGAAGTGAGGCCACCACTGGCCACCGGGACAAGTAGGCCACGACTGGCCAGTCACAGTCAACAAAAGAATTTTCGGCCGGCAGGAGGACAGGCTGAATGGGAAAGGGCGGGACTACCTGCGGTAGAAGACCATCCCCACGAAGACCGCGGCGATGAGAATCCCGATCATGACGTCGGGGTTCATCTTGTCGGATGACTGGCCCGCCTGGGGGTTCACGGGCGGAGCCGTCTGCGCCACATAGACGGTCTCGGGGCGAGCGGTGGCGGGCGTGAGCGTGTCAGCTAGGGCGAAGAAAACCATTGGGGCGCGGCCCTCAAAAATCTCCTTGCGACTTCAACTGGCCAGTCTGGTACCCTAGCCCCCGCTGGCCACCCGACGACGACGTCCGTGCTTCAACGGTTCGGGCCTCTCCGGGAATGGCCGGCCAGCGTTCTGTGACTTCCGGAGCTTCGCCAAATGCGCGGTAGCTGCGTCGATCATCAGGCGGGAGAGATTCAGATGCAAGGGCGGACCGGCCAGGAAGGCGGCCGCGTTTCGGATCTCCTCGACGAGGTCGGCCGGAAGGTAGGACGTGAAGTGCACCATGCGGATCGCCGCCTGCTCTTCCACCTGGCGCACGGACTGCACCTTGGCCCTCCGCTGACGGACACCCAACTGAGGCACGGCCGCCCGCATCTCAGGAACTCCCACCATGACAGGCCCGCAGGGGCGTGCGATGCGTCGCCGCCCAGTCTCGCTCGAGGATCGTCTTCACCCGCTCCATCGCTGGTTCGCTCACCGCACCCCGGCCGGCATCTGGGTCATCGTGGACGAGGCCGGAGATCAGCCGCTCCGCGCTCTCGACCCTGTCGATCGCTGTTCGAACATCCACCTGGCGGCCGCGGCTCCGGTGCTCCGTCATGAGCTCCGTCGAATCGCGCAGCGGTTCAGCCGCGTCTGCCGGGAGGACGGCACGGAGCAGTACGTCTGGAACTGGAAGTACATCGCCGCGGCATACTGGGCGATCTCGGAAAGCCGTCCGCTATACGCCGAAACCTGTAGAGCATCGGAGGGCGCAGCGCAACTGGAAATAGAGCTGGACGAGGCGGCCTAACATGTCGCATAAGAAGCAGTTGCGCGACTCTATATAAGTAGAGCGCGAGGGCCAAGAAGCGGCCGACTGTTTCGTCCGGTCAAACCCCAGCCGCGTTTCGCCACCTCCCCGCATGGAGGTGTGCCATGGAAGGCCTTAGCCGCACCGTGCGCGCCGTACTGGCGCTCACGATCCTCGCCTCACCCGTCGACGCCGCGCTCCGCACCATCAGCTGGACCACTCCGGCTCAGGGCCGCCAGGTCACCTCGGACTGCGCCAACCCGGTCCCGGTGACATTCCCGGCCGGGACCCAGCTCATGAACCTCCTCGAGCTGCGCTCCGGCACGCCCACCGGGCCGCTGGTCTGGACCGACTCGCTGACCCGTAGCCCCGGGCTTCCCAACACGCGCCAGAAGGACTTCCCGCTCGGCGTCTCGTTCCTCACGATCTACTGCCACACGCTCGGCGGCACCATCACTTGGGGCTGCCCGGCCGAGGTGACGGTCGTCGTCAATCCCGACACGTGCGTCTGCCCGCCTGTCGCTCCGACCGCCATCACGGTCACCAAGCCGTGAGCAAGCCCGTGAAGCTCTACGGCCGCGTGATGCGCATCGAGGAGTTCGCCACCGGCAAGGCCTCGATCACGATCAGCATCGAGGCGGCCGACCTCGCCACCTACCAACTCAGCGGCGCCGCGATCACGATCGGCGCGACCGTCACGATCGAGCGCCAGGTGATCGAGTGAGCCTCCGCGAGCCCCGGTTCGACCGCTACGAGCACCAGCTCGGCCAGTACCAGGTCACCGCGGCCGCGCGCGCTCAGTCCATTCGCAGATCACGCGCACGCGCTGAACGCCGACGCATCCAGAACGCATTGGCGCGCGAGGGAAACCGAGCGGCAACTCCTCGCCGTGTGGGTCGTGGCGGGTCTCGGGAAGGTGCTCCCGCCCGAATCGGTCCCCATGACCGCGCCATTTCTAGCGGGCGCTCGAGCCGGTTGTCTTCGAGGCCTGGCACGTCCTCGACTGACACGCGAGCCGGTGACGGCGCCCGCGCATACCTGAACCCACGGAGGGAACGATGAAGTTCGAGGAGATCAATCTCGGCATGAAGGTGATCTGCAGGGTGACCGGTGCCACCGGCGTCGTGACGTGCAAGTCGGAGCATTTAGGCGGGCCACAGCAGGTGCGCCTCGAAGGCGCTCACGAGGGGCGGCCGTGGGAAGTCTGGGAGCAGGCCTCGCTGGTCGATCCAGAGTGACGAAAAAACGCCCCGGAGAGGCCGCATCTCCGAGGCGCCGTCGCTGTTCCCCCGATGAGAGAAACAACTAAGTCGCCACAGTAGCCGCGTCGACGATCTCGACGCAAGGAGAAAAGGACAGTGCCCAGACCACCGTGGTTCCCGCTATACGTCTCCGACTACGATGACGACACGCTCGACCTCTCACTCGAGGAGGACGGGCTCTACGGGCGAATGCTCCGTGCCGCCTGGCGCGGATCGCCCGATGGATGCTCGCTCCCAGCCGACCGCACTCGCCTCGCCCGGATGCTGCGTCTCGACGTGATCCCGGCCTGCCTCGAGATGGTCATAGACCGTTACTGGCGGACCACCGGCGACCGCCTGGTGAACCCTCGGCTCCAGCTCGAGGCAAAGACGTCCGAGGAGAGGTCGAGGATGGGGAGAAAGGCCGGCTTGAGATCTGGCAAGGCACGTCGAAAACGACGCGAACAGGACGTGGAACCGGACGCGAACGCAACGCGAACGGAACCACGAACGAAACGTGAACGGAACAATGAACGGAACGCGAACGCAAGCACGAACGAAACGCGAACGGAAGGCCCAACGGAACGCGAACGGAATGCGAACTATTCACAGTCACATTCACAGACACAGTCACAACCCCGTCAGATTCTCGGTCCTTCTCTCCAGAGTGATACCCATCAGTCCTCCAATCCTCGCCTTGCCAAGGATCAAGCACCGCATGCGATTGCAGCGACGAACGGCGACAAAGGCGAGAACGGCGAGGACGATTTTCGCTCACGCGAGGAGGACGTCAGCACCCTCGTCGGTGACGTCGCCGGCAAGCTCGCGATGCCCGCCGGACTCACCCCAGAACTCGCCGCCGAACGTGACCGCCAGCTGTCCGAGGCACGGGCGAAGTGGGGTGACTCGTGACCATCCGCGACCGGTTCGAGTCGGGTCTCGTCGATCGCCTGGCAGGTGAGTTCCCGACCCGCGACGCCGACTGGATCGCCGACGAGGTGCTCGAATACCTCGACCTCAACCCCGGCAAGGTGCGCGATAAGTCAGGGTATCTCCGGGGTGCTTTCCGTCGCGCCGAGACCCTCGACACGCACCGCCGGGGAGCTCGGCCGCGGCATCAGGCCGGGTCAGCTTCGGGTCATCCCTCGGGCGGCTTCACGTCGGCCGGCCAGTGGGACCCGAACGGCTCGTGGGACTCGCTGGCGTCCAAGCTCGTGCGGAACCTGGTCTGGTGGCGCCGGCGATCACCCTCACCGCCCTCGCGCTGCGCGATGCACGCGCTCGAGGTTGGTCGGCTGCTCGGAATCGACCCGCACGAGGTCCTGCCGTCGCTGAACGTCTGGCTCCAGCTCGCCAGCTACGAGCAGAAGGACAACTGGTACGCGCAGTACGCCCGTGGCCAGAACGCGGCCGAGACGTGCGTGCGACAGGGCGGCGACCCGCGGTTCAGCGAACGCGATCTCAACCGGCTGCACGAGTCGTTCGCGGTTCAAGCCGGCGACACATTCAAACCGGTCGAAGCGGCTTCGCCATGGTGACGGCCGGCGCGGGTGTCCGGAGCTCACGGCAGCCCGAGAGCTGCAATCCCGGGGGCGACGGCCCCGCGTCGGCATGCAGGAGATCGCGATGAACTGCTCGAAGTGCGGTAAGCCGGGCCACAACGCGCTCACGTGCGGCCGCGAGAAGGGCCCGAAGGTGCGCGTGCTCAAGCCGGGCGTGTCGGGCGCGGACCTGCGGCGTGAGCTCGAGGAAGCCGCCGCGGTCGACACGGGGCCGCCGCGGTCGACACGGGGCCGCCGCGGTCGACACGGGGCCGCCGCGCTGTCGCCGCCCGACTGCAGACGTCTGCACCCGCCGTGCAGGAGATCGAGCTCGTGCTCCGCCTGCGCGTCGTGATCGAGGTCGAACGGACGCCATGAGCTGGCAAGCCGGAGTCGTCGTCTTCGTGGCGGCCATGATCTGCGGTGCGTTCTGCATCTGGGCGGGCTGGCGAGAGGGCCCGAGGTCGTGAGCCGCTTCCGGCGTGGCCCCTCGACGTCACTGCTCGAGCGTGTGCTGCAGCGCCGCATCGTCGAGGTGCTGGAGGCGTGGGGCGTGAAGATCGACGTCACACGGGCGAATGTGAGCGCGCGCGGGGTCGGGCGGAACGACGCCGCGAAGGGATTCCCCGACCTGGTCGGCTGCCTGCCGTGGGGCCAGTACCTCGCGATCGAGGTCAAGCGCACCGGCGAGAAGCTGCGTCCCGATCAGGCGGCGTGGATCCTCGAGGCCGCGCGGCGTTCGGAGTGGGCGCTGCTGGTCGTGGCCGACTCGCTCGAGGAGCTGACGCCGCTGCAGGCGATGGTCGCCCAGTGGCGGAACCGGCCGGACGAGAGCGCCTCGGCGTTCATGGTGTACCACCGCGCGCGCTGGCAGCCGCTCCGGGACCAGGCGCTCGAGCTCGCCGCGATCGTTCAGGCGAAGCAGGACGAGAAGGTCGTGCGCCCACGCCGGCCAGTGCAGCCGAAGCCAGAGCCGCGCCGCGCCGGGATGCCCGAGGACCTGTTCACCGGAGGCGGTGCGCGGTGATCTGGATCCTCGCGTTCCTGCTGCTGGTCTTCGCGATCGTGATGATCGTGCTCGCCGGTGCGACCGACGACCGCGAGCCATGATCACCGAGCGCGACCTGCAGACGCGACGGATCGCGCGCTGCGTTCTCGCGGCGCTGGTCGTGCTCGCGATCGTCGGCGTCGTCGCTATCGCCTACTTGGTTGGCGGGTCGTGCTCGCCGATGCTACCGTGACACCGTTCAGGAGCGTCCCGTCTTCTCGGGCTGGGGACGTCGCAGATCGTTTCGGATCTCCAGCCTCGGAAAGGGAATTCCATGGGCGCCCGCATCACCCTGGCCGCACTCGCGGCCCTGCTCCTCGCGGCTGACGCCAGCGCGATCACGTTCCACGCGAATCTCGACGCCTGCCTGACCGATAGCGTCGCCGTGACGCGGCTGCTCTCGATCGGGATCCCCGCCCTCGGCGACTCTGCGATCGAGCCCTACTACGGCGCCAAGCTGAAGCGCATCGCCGGCAACACCGGCGTCGCGATCGCCGGCCTGAGCGGCGGCGGCAACTGGGCCGCAGCGGCACGACCGAGCAGCTACCGTGCGCAGCCGTGGAGCTCCGACGAGAACCGCCTGCTCCTCGAGCAGAGCGCCACGCCGAAGAAGCTGATCCTCGACGGCAAGTCGTTCGCTGCGATCAAAAGCGAGACGAACTGCGCACCGCTCGACTCGGCGTCGATCGGCATGATCCGCTGGCATCCGGCCGAGGCCGGGATCGCGATCGCATGGAATCGCGACCACAACAAGCTCACGTGGTTCAACTCGAGCACGTGCGTCACGGCGAAGTCGTTCCAGATCCCGATCGGTGGGACCACGGCGGCGCGCCGGGACTCGGCCGACTTCGGCATCACCGAGGACGGCACCATCTCGGACGACGGCCGGTTCATCGCGCTCGTGACCCGCTACAAGCGCACGACGTCGGCCGAGAAGGCCGCGAACGCGCTGCACTCGGACACACTCGTCCTGGTCAACATGCAGAAGGGCGGCGCCGGCGAGGTCGGCGGGTACTACACGCTGCCGCCGCTGCCTTCGACCTGGGCGAGCAGCTCGAACGGGCAGATCGCGAGCGTCGGCGTCTCGACCTCGGGCAGCTACGTCGTCGTCAAGTACGCGGGGACGCCGGCCTATCAGCGGGTCTTTCATCGAGGGGCTGACGCCTCGCTCGACACGACCTCGCTCGCGGTGTTCCCGCATGCCATGGCCGCCGCGGGATTGCGCATGAAGGCGGCGCAGGACTCGACCCTTGGCTGGATCGCATGCATGGACGGCGCCGACTTCAACACCACCAGCTCGAGCGTGGAGGTCCTGGTCGGCAATGAGCGCGACGTGGCCAACTCGGGCGACTCGAATCAGGGCTGGGACGAGTCGCAGAACGGTGCGCAGAGCGACTCGGGCGGCGTGGTGATGGTCGAGCTCGCGACGGGGCTTCATCGGCACGTGACGTGGGGACGGTCGCGGCTCACGGGCGCGCTCGAGGCCGAGGTCGCACACACGTCGGGCCGCGCCTATTCGCGCCGCAACTGGCAGCTCGTCACCTACGCCGAGACCGCGAACCCCTGGTACAAGGGCGAGATCGCATATTGGTACCTCGACGGCGACTTTTCGTCGGCGCATCCGACGCGGCGCGTGATGCGCATCGGCCAGGCGCGCTCGGACATCGCGGCGACCGTCACGTCCGAGCCTGACGCCGTGCCCTCGCCGGCGGGGTCGCGCATCCTGTTCGCGTCGAACTTCTGCGAGCCGTCCTGCGTCGGCCCGGGCGACACCGACGTCAAGGCCTACGTCTACGACCTGCGCACGCCGGCCACGAAGCGGATCTGGATGTCGGCGACGTCGCCCGACTCGAACTACACCGGATATTCCGCGACGTACCCGGCGAAGCTGATCCAGCGCGTGGCGCGGCTCCATGGTGCGCACAATGGCTCGAACGTGGTCGTCTCGCTCGGGCCCGGCACCTACTCGGCGTTCCCGTCGACGAACTACACGCCGCTCGGCGGCAAGCGGATGAGCTGGTACGGCGATCTTGCGAACCCCTCGACCACGATCATCGGTGCATCGGCAACGATCGACGTTCCCTACGTCACCATTCGCGGCGTTCGGATCAACGGCGATATGGCGTTCAACCACCCCGCGAAGCACGACTCGCTCGGGTCGTCGATCCTGACCGGGTGGTTCGACATGGACGGGGCCGACGACTGTACGTTCGCCGACAACACGTTCCTGACGACGCAGATCACGATGGCGCGATACCCGCTCAAGGTGGAGAACGCCGCGACGGTACGCGACACGTTTGTTCGGAACGTGATGGTCAACCTGACGGCCAACGGTGGCGAGCCCGGCCTGTACATGGGCACTTGCCGCAAAGCCGGCACCGCAGATCCGCCATGGTATCGGCGCCTCGTGGACTCGCTCTACTTCCGCGACAACCGCGTGACGATCACGAACTCCTCCGCGACGGGCGGCACGGCGCTGTGGAAGATGTTCCACGTCCGCCACTCCCAGTTCATCGGGAACCGTTTCACGCTGACGAACAACAGTACGGGCACGACCTGCGATGAGTGCGATTTCGCGATGGTGCTACGCGATTCGAGCTTCGGGAACGACTTCAGCCGGGACACGATCATTGCGCGTGGATCTGGAAACAACCAGTTGCTGTTCACCGATTCCGGGGCGCACCCGAAGACCGTCCACTCGATCACCGTGGACTCGTGCTACATCTCGGTTAAGAACAGCAACCCCGCAAAGTACGCGCTCTATTTTCAGGATGCGATTGACCGCGATGTCTTCACTTACAACGTGATCGTGAGTGAGGGCGGCGCGCAGACGATTCACATCGACGACTGGCGCGGCACAAACGTGTTCGATCACAACACGATCGTCGGCGACCGCGGCAGTTCGACCACGCGCAATTCTGGAATCTTCGGCGTCGATCATCATGGATTCCAGATCTCGACCTGGGGATCTCTCACCGGGACCGACAGCGTGAAGATCACCAATAACGCAATTTACTCGACGCGGCCGGCGGCGATCGGACAAGCGTCGTCGAACACCGAAGCGTGCCGGTGGTTCGACCTCCACGACTATGACGGCTTGAACACGAACGAAACGGCGATGAAGGCGCGGCTGGTCTCGGACTGGAACGCTTATTTCACGGCGTCCTACGGCGCGACCCGAGGAGACAGATCAATCGGGATAACGCTACCTCTGAGCGCGGATGGCAATGAGCTGAGCGTGCCCGGCAATGGCGGCCCATTCGAGACCCGCTATCCGAAGAAGGACTCGCTGTCAGTGTTCGGACCAATGCAGTTCGACCTTGGCGGGCCCGACTCGATCGCGGCGAATGGCGACTCGCTGTTCAATCCGGCGCCGGGGCCGCTGTCGATCCTGATCGGGAACGGGAAGAGCGGGTCCGACATCGGCGCCGTTACGGCCTATGCCGTTCCCAAACTTAGAAGTGATCTCGATCAGTACCTGAACGACCAGCTCCAGGTGAACAACAACGGACCGCTGAACGTCTACAAGTCGGCCGAGACGATCGGGCTTCCGGATACGGTTTATGTCTACCTCACGAACGAAGGCGGCGCAGAGATCGAGGTCGGCGGCATGGTGGATGGCGATTCCGCCGATGGATTCACGCCGTCGTTCAGCAGCACGACGATTGCGGTCGGAGCGACCGAGACCGTGCGCATCATCGTGAACCCGCCGTCGGCGGCAACGCGGTTTCCAGGCTGGACGTTCCACACGAATGATCCGAAGCGCCCGACGTTCGCCTTCTGGATGAACTTCAACGACTCGGGACCGCCGCGCGGCGGACCAGGAGGGCCGTAGCCATGCCGTACGAGGTCGGACCGCGGGTCACCGTCGACCGGATCAATCAGCGAATCAACGAGTGCGCGGAGGACGGCGGCGGTCGCGTCGTCCTCCCCGCGGGCCGCTTCGAGCTGTCGGGTCGCATCCTGTTCCCGGCTGATTCGCAGCCGTTCCCGTACCGGCCGATCCCATCCGTCGAGCTGCACGGCGCCGGCATCGGTGCGACCATCCTCGAGGGCGAGGCGCTCGGGATCGACGTGAACCGGTCATACACGCGGATCGCCGACCTCGCGCTCGAGTACACGCACGGGATCCGGGTGTACCCGGAGGCGATCGCGCCGGTCGTGCGCAACTTCCGCCTCGAGCGGGTCGCGGTGACCGACACGGCGGGCGTCGCGCTCCAGTTCTACCGGGGCAGCTATGAGGCGACGATCCTGTCGACGATCGCCGACTGCGCGTTCGGTGCGAACGCTGGCGGCCCGATCGTGCGCGTGGGCCTCGGAGCGACGACGATCAGGTTCGAGCGGACGTCGTTCACCGAGTTCGCGGTCGGCGTCGAGCTGTCGCAGGCGCGTGGAATCTCGTTCGACCGCTGCCACTGGGAGGGCAACCGCGGTGCGAAGCCGTACCTGGCGATCGCCGCGTGCGAGGACGTGAGCGTCTGCGGCGCCTGGTTCGAGGAGTCGCACCTCGACCCGAGCTCGCCGTGGTTCGTCTACGTCGACCAGGGCAGCCTCGACACCTACGTCTCGGGGACGTTCGTGCGGAAGAGCCCGAAGGCGCGCGTGATGGTCGTGGGCCCGAGTGCCGCATGCACGAAGACGTCGCTCGATGGCGTGATCCGGATCGTGGGGCCGTGGGACCAGGACGCGCCGGTCTGGGAGGTGAACGGCAGCTGCACGCCGTGCGACGCGGTGATCAAGCTCGACGCCGGGGTCGTCCCGAGCGCATCGCTCAAGGCGCAGAAGGGCCCGCGCGCTGCGTGAGTCCCAAAAAGAGCAAGTGGGCGAAGACGCCTGGGGCGCTCGGTGGTCCGCCCAAGGGTTACGCCTACGACCCGCGGCTGATCCAGGGACAGCGCGATGCGGCGCGCGCATCGGCCGCCTCCTCGATCGACGAGGTGGTCGAGCTCTGGAAGCTGATCGTCACGATCGGCCTGAAGACGGCGCGCGCGATTCACGCCGGGGACGGGACGGCCACGCTCGGGAAGACGGTCGAGACCCTGCGCAGCGCGGCGGTCGGGGACGAAGACGCCCGTGAGGTCCGGACCGAGAAGCTGCCGAACGGCGGCCTGACGTGGGACGACTGCAACCGGGCCGCCGAGAACCTGGCCGACCGGATCGGGCTCTCGCGGAAGACCGAGCTCGAGCTCGCCGGATCCCTGAGCGTGCCGAAGATGTTCGCGGTCGGCACCTATCGCGACAAGGACGGAGAGCTGCGTGAGCTTCCTGTCGATCCCGACGGAGATCCTCGAAGCTCCACCTGAGCCCGAGCTACCCGAGCGGCCGTGGGAGTCGTTCACTCCGAACAGCGAGGCGCAGGCCTGGGTCTTCAACAGCTGGACGCCGATCGTCGGCTACTCGGGACGACTCGGTTCGTCGAAGACCCGGACGATCTGCGAGTGCGCGCTGTGGGATGCGCTGTTCTGGGCACGGAACCGCGTGCTCGTGGCACGGAAGCGCGCGACCGACCTGTTCGCGACGACCTGGCCGATCTTCATGGAAGAGGTCCTGCCGCCCGAGCTGCGGCGACTGTACCGGCCCGGCGCGCAGGGGGGCGCGACGCTGTTCCTGCCGAACGGTTCGCGGATTTTCGCCTTCGGCCTCGACGAGCCGATGAAGGTCCGCGGCGCCCAGTACGGCTCGATCTACGTCGACCAGGCTGAGGATCTCGACGACGAGGGCCCCGAGTCGGAGCGGAAGACGGCTGAGTCGCGCCTCCGGCACCGGGTCCCGCCGACCGTGCTCACGGCCGAAGACCTCGAACGGCTGGGGCCGATGGCGGGACGTGCGACGACGCGGCTGACCGCGGCGAACCGCCACGCCGACCGAGTGACGGAGAACCCGGACGAGCTCGTGGTGCCGCTGCGGCGTCGGATCGTCTACGCCTTCAATCCGGACGGCGACTTCCATTGGGGGAACGTCCAGTTCCGCTTCGCCGACATGCAGCGACTGCCGCCCGAGGATCCCCGCCACTGGCGCCAGGTTTACCGCACGCTCGAGCCAATGAAACTGCTGGGCGGCACCACGGTTCCGGCCGGCCGCCCCCATGCCGAGGCGATCATCGCCCGGCCGACCGACAACACCGAGAACCTGCCGATCGACTACCAGGCGCGACTCGCGACCTACGTCGGCTCGTGGAAGGACCGCTACGTCGGCGGGCGCTGGGGCACGTTCGAGGGTCAGGTGCTGCCGAACTTCAGGCGCGACCGCCACGTGATCCGGCGGCCTGAGGAATGGGACCGCTGGGGCGGATACCCGCCGCCACACTGGCGCCGCTTCCGCGTCGTCGATTTCGGCTACGCGCCCGGGCATCCGTTCGTGATGTCCTGGTACGCGCGGCGGCCGCGGACCAAGGAAGCCCGCGAGTGCTGGTTTCTGTACCAGGAGATCTACATGACCGGGCGGCTCGTGGGCGATCACGCGAAGCAAGCAACCGAGTGGGACGTCGACGAGCTGGCGGCGCTGAACCGCGGGATCGAGCGCTGGAACGCCGAGCATGGTGATCACGCGCTCAGGACGCGGAAGTGGCTCGAGTACTCGATGCAGGTCTGCGACTGGGACGCCGAGGACCGGGCGACGCTCGAGGCGTGCGGGATCGTGATGGACCGCGCGGTCAAGGATCGTCAGCCGGGCGCCCAGATCGTCGCCGAGTACCTGGGCGAGGACGGTCAGGAGCCGCGGATCCTGTTCGTCGAGAACGCCCGACGCGAGCGCGACCAGACACTGAGGGAAGGCGCGCCGAGCTGCACGTGGGAGGAGCTGTCGGGGATCCGGTGGCTGAAGCAGAAGGTCGCGAGCGCCGACAAGCCGCCGAAGGACGACTGGGCGAAGGTGAACGACCACGGGTTCGACGCGCTGCGGTACATCCTGCTCAGCGAGCGGGAGAGGGGCTCTCAGGACGCGGTGATGGTCGGCTGAGATTGACACCGGTAACGGGCGCGTGTTTCAGTGCAGCCCGTAACACGAGCTCTCGGGTGTGACGCTGACCATGGAGCGGTCCAGCCTTGCATCCGATTTTCGTTTCCGAGCTCACGGCGTGAAGATCGCCGACCGATTCGCCGCCCGGCTCGCCTGGTACATGGCTGCCGAGCGCCGCGACGCCTCCGACATCCCGCTCTCGACGGTCGACGCGATGTCGAAGGCCTGGCGCCTGCCCGAGATCGCCTGGGACTTCCCCAACGCCTACAAGCTGGTCCCGGAGATCTTCTTCTGCATCGGCGTCCGCCAGGACACTGTCGCCTCGACGCCGCTGCGTTTCTTCACGCAGGGGCGCGAGGGCAAGAAGACCTTCATCGAGCCGCAGCCCGGCAACGTGGCCGGCCTCTGGTACAGCCCGAACTCACAAGAGACGGGGCGCGACCTGGTCGCGGGAATCCAGGGCTCGCGCGACCTGTTCGGCGACGCCTTCCTGTTCCTCGAGCGCACGAACAAGATCGTCGGCCTGTGGCTGCTGAATCCGCTCTCCGTCGAGCGCCTGCGCGGTGAGGGCCGGTCGATCATCGGTTACAGGGTCAAGGACGGCGGGAAAACGCGGCAGGTCGCGCCCGAGGACATCATCGAGTTCCCGCGCTTCGATCCCTCATTCGGATTGGGCCCGGTGTCGCCGATGCAGCCGCTCGAGCAGCAGTACACGGCGATCTACGACGCCTCGCGCGTGGCCCGGAACTTCTTCAAGAACAGCGGCATCCCTCCGGGCTTCTTCTCGAGTGACCAGGCGTTCGACGAGCCGGCGCGGATCCGCCTCGCGCGTGCGATCTCGAAGATGGTCAAGGCGCTGTCGAAGCGCTGGGGCTCGGTGATCCTGCCGAAGAACCTCAAGTACGAGCGCGCCGCGTCGTCGTTCGAGGAGATGCAGTTCACCGACATCGACAAGCTGCTGGCGGGGAAGATCTACTCGACGTTCCGGATCCCGCCGTTTTACACCGGCGCCACGGGCGGGACCGGCCTGAACAGCGACGTCGCGCGGGCCTCGCGCCGGCTGCTGCACGAGATGGTGCGCGAGCCCGAGTGCCAGGCGATCGCGGCGGTCCTGAACACGCGGCTCCTCGCCCCGGGCGGGCTCGGCCTGCAGGTGCGCTGCGAGTTCGACTTCTCGGGCGTCCCGGCGGTGCAGGAAGACAAGCTCGACGAGGCGATCAAGCTCGTGACGCTCACCGGCGCGCCGATCCTCACGCGGAACGAAGCGCGCGAGCGCCTCGGCATCGAACCCAACTCGGACCCGGCAGCCGACGAGCTGCTGGTGCCGCTCAACCTGCTGACCTCGGACGACAGGGATGTCGCCGCGGGATCCGCGCAGGGAGTCCCCGCTCCTAACAGTGCAGACGCTAATGCCACGGCGCGCCTTCTGGCCCGTACCACCTCACACCGTGATCGTCGAGATCGACTGAGGGTGCGTGCGGACCGGCGGCTTCGGCGACACGAGCGGAGCATGGAGCGGGGCTTCCGGCGGGTCTTCCGGCGCCAGGAGCTGCGCGTGAAGCAGCGGCTGCGCGACCAGCTCGAGGGCCGGATGAATGGCCAGGCCATGGCCGCCCTGCGCGCGATCGACGTCAACGATCTGTTGCAGGAGGACGACGGCGACGTGCGGATCATCCGGCGCATCGTGCGGGCGATCGTCGAGGAGCAGGGTGCCCAGGCCCTCGCCGACCTCGGCCTCGAGCTGGCGTTCAGCGTCGCCGGTGGCGAGGTCGCGTCATGGATCGACGAGCACGCCGCGCGGGCCATCACCGATACGTCGGCCACGACGAGGAAGCACCTGCGCGAGGAGCTGTCGCAGGGCGTCGAGGCGAACGAGACGCTCGACCAGCTCGTGGCCCGGGTGTCAGACGTGTTCGCCGGCCGCCGCGCGAACGTGCTCACGATCGCCCGCACCGAGACGGCACCCGCTTTCAACTTCGCGACCGAGTCGGCCTGGGAGCAGAGCGAGGTTGTCGAGTCGAAGGAATGGTTAACCGCGCACGACGAGCAGGTGCGGGACGCGCACGTCGAGGCCGACGGGCAGCGCCGCAACCTGGGCGAGCCGTTCGACGTCGACGCCGAGCAGCTCGACTTCCCCGGAGATCCGTCCGGCAGCCCCGGCAACGTCATCAACTGCCGATGCACGCTGCTGCCGGTCGTGCGGTCGCGAGCAGCTCTGCCGTCAGCGATCGCAGAGCGACTGCGCGGCGCGACGCTGAAGGAGCTGCTCGGTGCGTAACGGCTTCATGCTGCGAGTCCCGGACCGGGAATCCGGGCCGCCGAAGATCGTCGTCTGCCCAGAGTGCAAGTCGATGATCGACGTCCGCCCGAACCAGGCGACCGTGAAGTGCCCGACGTGCCGGAAGACGATCCGGATCGCGACGCCCACCTATCAGCGAGGGACACCATGAGCCGATTCAGCATGCTCGCGCGCCTGATGCCGAACGATCCGCGGTCCGGCCACGGCCGCACGGTGGGCGAGTGGCTGCGCGACGAGAAGGGGCAGCGCGTGACGCTGGCCGAGATGCTCCGCGACACCGGCGACGACGCCGAGCGCCAGGAGCGCCAGCGCCGTGACTTCCTAGAGCGGATGATGCCGTCGATCAACCGGTTCTCGAACACTCGCCTCGGCGTGGACGACGTGATCGTGCGCGGCTCGCTGCTCTGCAACTCGGCGCGCGACTACTACTACTCGCGCTTCTCGCTCCCTGCGCTGCACGAGGTGGCCGAGCTGATCCCGGGCGCACCGAAAATGCGGATGCACGATTACCGGCAGGGCACGCCCGAGGCCGTCACGTTCGACGCCGACGTCGTGCAGCGGAACGAGCCCGGCAAGCCGGCGTCCGACTCGTGGTGGGTCCAGACGATGTTCTATGCGCTGAACGACGACGCGGGGAAGACGCTCGCGCGCCGGATCGACGCCGGACTCGACAAGGAGGTCTCGATCGGATGGCGCTGCGTGGGCGCTTCCTGCTCAACGTGCGGCGATGACATCTGGTCGTGCAGCCACATCCCGGGCGACATCTACGAGAAGGGGATCTCCGACTTCGAGTTCGAGGGCATCACGAACGTCCTCGAGGATTCGTTCGTCTTCCGGGGCGGGCAGAAGGACACGACGACCTTCGTCCCGGAGGGCGCGCGCTCGGCGCCGGCGGCCGCGGTCGCTTCGGCGGTGAACCGGTTCCTCGAGGCCATGACGGGCGAGGTGCGCTGGGACCGCGTCGGCGACATGAAGCGCGAGTTCCTGATCGAGGTCGATCGCATGCCGCTGGAGATCCGCGCGGCGGCTGAGACGTATCGCCGCGCGGCGGGTCTCGGCGTGATGTGCGCGACCCCGGGCGAGCGCCGCAACACGCAGGCCGTCGTCTGCACGCGCGACCGGTTCCAGAGCAAGGCGGCGGCGAAGCGGTGGGTCCGTGATCACGACTGGCGGGCGGACCGCAGCGTCGACGTCGAGAGCGGCTGGCGATTCGACCAGCTCGCAGAGAAGGGTTTCGAGTCGTTCGAGGAACGCAAGGTGGACCCGGGCGTCGTGGCCCGGATCGGAAAGCGGAAGGAGCAGGACCAGCGCACCAGGGAAGGGGCGCGGGACACGTTGGCAGGCCTACTCGCCACGCGCTGAAACGCGGGCACGTTCAGGGAGGAAGAGCACCATGAAGGATCGCCGTCCGTACTACGCCCGCTTCTTCGACAAGCCGGACAACAAGAGCGGGGCCGTTACCGTCCTCGAAGGAGATGGGAAGGACGGCTCGCCGACCGTCGAAAGCATCATGCGCTGGTCGAAGAGCGTGACCGATCGGCTCGCCGAGCTCGACGCGCTGGTCGCCTCCGGCCGGATCGTTCCGCAGGAGGAGTGGGACAAGGTCAACGAGGCGCAGCGCCAACTGGCCGAGAAGGTGCACGCGGTGAAGCTCGCACTCGACGGCGCCCGCGTGCCGTCAGGCGGTCATGGCTTCATCCCGATGAACCTGCGGACGGACATCCTCCGGGCGCAGGACAAGGACAGCGAATTCCGCGACCTCGATCTGGTGTATCACAACCTGATCGCCTGCTCGCCCGAGGAGCTGCTCGGCGCCGCGGACGACGCGACCCGAGTCGGGATGCCCGAGTCGATGTCGCGCGGGATCCTCAGCCAGGACGAGAGCTCGTTCGCGCGTCGGCTCCGGCGCTTCCAGAAGCTGAACGACGTCCTCCTCATCAAGGACTCGATCCTCTCCTTCAACCCGCAGGGGCTGTATGCGCGGCGCGGGACGCCGACCGAACGCATGAAGACGCTGCGCGAGTGGAAGGAATACGAGGCGCTCGCGACCGAGTTCTCGCGCGCCCTGGTCGAGGGCTCCGGAGCCGGTGCGAACCTGGTCCCGGTGATCCTCTCGGCCAGTATCGCGGAGATGGTCGAGGCCGAGCTGCGCGTCGCCGCGCTGTTCCCGCGGATCACGATGACCAGCAAGACCTACGAGTGGCCGGTGCAGACCAGCCACCTGACCTGGTTCCTGGCCACGGAGTCATCCGGCGAAGCGGTCGGTGACGCATACGCGGTCGCGGCCAGCACGCCGGGTATCTCGAAGCCGGTGTGGACGGCCGTCAAGCTCATGGGGATCTCGATCCTCTCGAGCGAAATCACGGAAGACTCGCTGGCGCCGGCGCTGCCGTTCATCCAGGGCGACATGGCGCGGGGCGGTGGCCATGCGATCGAGGAAGCGATGATCAACGGCGAGCGCGGCGCAACGAACATGGACGGCGCGACGTTCAACCCCGCCGGCTCCGCACGTCGGGCGTGGAGCGGGCTCCGTTACCAGGCGCTCATGACGAGCAGCCCGGCGGCGCTCGACATGGGCGCTGTCGCACTGACCAGTGACAAGACGATCGACCTCCAGGAAGCCATGGGCCCGCACGGCGCGCGCCCCGGTGACCTGGTGCACATCGTCGGATTCAAGGCCTGGCACGGTATGCGGAAGCTCTCGGGCTACCGCACGATCGACCAGATCGGGAATCTCGCCGCGGTGCTGCGTGGTCAGGTCGGGATCTTCGAAGGCTCGCCGGTGGTGCTGAGCGAGAAGGTCACGAAGATGAAGACGACGGGCAAGTTCGGCGACGGCACGGCGCTGACGCAGGGCTCGCTCCTGACCGTCAACATCCGGCGATTCGCGATCGGCGATCGTCGGGCGATCGACGTCGAGACCTCGAACCAGGTCCGGTTCCTGCACGACCAGATCGCGGTGAAGGGGCGCCTGCGGATGGACTTCCAGCCGCTCGATGCGCCGTCGGCCACGGTCGCGCCGGTCGGGATCATCTTCAACATCGCGTAGCACGACACATCCCGATAGGGGCGGGTGCGGTTCGGCCCGCCCCATCACGGGAACAAGCGGAGGGCCGGATGAAGGTCATCTATCACGGGCTCCAGAAGTACATGGCGATCCATTCGAAGGACGGCGCCGAGTACGTCGAGGCGCCACAGAACGAAGAGGTCGAGGTGCCGGACGCATTCGCCCTCGAGCTGATCCAGCGGCCGGATTTCTCGCGGCCTGGCGAGGAGAAGGGTGAAGCGGCCGCAGTGATTCCGGATCCCGAAACACAGGCCGATTCGAGCCTCGAGATCGAAGGCCTGGACGACGACGCGACCGCCCAGGGTGACGAGGGAACGCAGAAGAAGGGCCGGAAGAAGTAGCCATGGCCGAAACGCTCCTCACCGAGGCCCTGCTGTCCGTCGACGAGGCCGAGGTCTACCTCAAGATCACGCCGGGTACGGCGACCGAACTCCTGACGCGGCTCATCAACTACGTGACCGGGCAGTTCGAGCTGCACACGCTGCGGCATCTGAAGACCCGCGCCTACAGCGGGAACGCGATGCTGGTCGACGGGGAGGGGACGAACGAGATCGACGCCAAGGAGTGGCCGGTTACGCTCCTGTCCGCGATCAAGGAACTGGCCCTCGACGGCACCGTGCTGCGGACGCTCAATATCAGCGGCGCGCGGATCTCGGCGGCCGGCACGATCTACCTCATGAATGACGTCCTGGCGGAGGGCTCGCTGAACCACCAGCTCGAGCTCACGGCCGGCTACGTCGCGACGTCGGCCGACTGGAAGGCGATCACCGGCGCCGCGCTCCGCTACCTGCAGTTCATGTACGTCGACCAGGCCAACGTGATCGGGCGGGGCGCCACGATCTCGGTCGGTGGCGAGTCGACCAGCCTGCCGGACATCGCCATGCCGAAGGACGTCCTGCGCGCGCTCGCGCCGTTCGTGAGGCTGCTGTGATCGCGATCTCGACCAAGGGCGTCCCGAACGTGCTCGCCAACATGGACCGCGGCGTCGTGGCGGTGCGGCGCGAGAAACGGGTCGCCATGGAGCGCGTCGTGCGCACCGTCGAGCGCGACCTCAAGCAGCGCGGGCTGACCGGGCAGAAGGGATCGCACCCGCTGTTCGGCGTGACCGGCGCGAGCGGGAACTCGGTCGGCGTGCGTTCCGGTCACCTGCGGCGCTCGATCGTGTCGCGCGTGTTCGACGCGGCCGGGGTCTCGATCGGGGTGATCGGGTCACCGCTGCCGCAGGCGAAGGTGCATGAGAAGGGCGGCGTGATCTCGGGCAGCCCGTACCTGCGGATCCCGACGCGCGAGATGCAGACCGGTGCCGGCGTCGACCGCCTGGCCGGCCAGAGCGCGCGCTCGCTGCCGAACTCGTTCGTCTTCCGGTCAAAGGCCGGGAACCTGTGGATCGCGATGCGGAACGGCGGGCAGCTGGTGCTCGCCTACCTGCTCAAGCTGCAGGTGAAGATCCGCGCGCGGCGTCCCTTCGGTGCGACGCTCGACCGCAACCGCCAGTTGATCCGCGACACGTTCAAGCGTGGCGGCGCGTCGATCACCTCGGCCGCGAACGGGAGGCGATAGGTGGCGCGCCCGGATTCCATGCACAACCGGATCGAGGACGCGATCGTGACCCTGCTCGGCTCGATCGACAACGTGTCCGACGCGAACTCGTGGCTCACGAAGCCGAAGGTCGTCGCGCGCGGTTTCACGTTCGGGGCGTGGAACGGCGCGGCGACCCCGGCACTGTTCGTCGAGACGGCCGACTGGGACATGGAGGACCGCGGCGTCAATCACGTCCAGAAGGTGCGCGTCGTGGTCTGGTGCCTGACCGACGCCTCGGCGACCGGGCTCGACCTACTGAACAAGCTCGAGGCCGACGTGATGTATGCCGTCCTGAAGTCGCCGAACGAGTACCTCTCCGGCCTGGTGCGGCGACTGAAGGTGCTGCGCGGCGAGCCGGAATACGAGCGGCGCTCGGTTGCCGGCAAAGCGATCTCTGCTGTCGTACTCGAGGCCGAGTACGCCCACGACCACACCGCCGTCACGTAGGGGAGACTGAAACGATGCCAATCCAGCCGCCGGGCCTCGCACACAAGGGGAGCATTTCGCTCTCGAAGGAAACGACGCAGGGCACCGCCGCGACGGGCACGGCGAACGTGCGGTATCCGCTCATCTCGGCGCCGACGATCACGCCTGGCGTCTCGATGGTCGAGTCGCGGTCGATGAACCCGAACGCCTCGACGCCGCGCTTCCTCGGGCAGGGACCGCAGCAGCCGCGCATCCGGTTCGAGATCGAGATCCCCTACGAGGGATTCGAGCACATCATCCGCGCGGCGCTTCCGAGCGTCGCTCGAGCAGCGGGCCCGCCCGTCGTGTTCACGTCCAAGGAAGCCGCGACTGACCCGTTCTCCTACACGGTCGAAGCCGATCTCGGCGGGATCCCGACCGGCAAGGTGAATCAGATGGTCGGGTCGCGGCTGATCGAGCTCGTGATCGCCGGCCGCGTGGGGGAGATGCTGACCGCGCAGATCGAGATGGCGGGGATGTCGATCACCGAGAACGTCACGGCGCTGACGCAGCCGACGATCAACGCCGACAACGGCATCCTGTGGCACCACGCGCTCGCGGCGAACATCCTCGACGGATCGGGCGTCGCCGGTGCCGACATCGAGCTCAACAGCTTCGAGCTGTCGCTGCGGATTCCGCACAAGACGGACCGCCTGTACTTCGGCAGCGTGCAGCCGGCCGTGCCGGTGCGGATCGGGAACGCGCCGTTCCGCTGGTCGATGGGCATGGTCTATTCGTCGCACCTGCTGATGAACAAGGCGCGCACGAACGCCGCCGCTGCCGGCGGGATCGAACTGAAGTTCCAGGGCGGCACTGTGTCGGGCGGCAACTACGCGCTGCAGATGAAGGCGCAGAACCCGGTCGCTGCCGAGTTCGCTCAGGAGATCCCGAACTTCGACCTCATCACGCAGAACGTCACATGGGGCCTCGCGTACCACGTCGGAGACGCGAGTGCGATCGTAATCACGACGACGAATGCTGGGGCGGCTCTGCCATGAGCGATACGACAACGGGCTGCACCAGCATTCCCGAGCCGTCGACCATCGTCGAACTGCTCGATCTCAGGGACATCTACGGCGCGGCAGTGCGAGTGCGCGTCTATCGCACAGCTCCCGAGGACTTCCTGCGGGTCAGGGGCCTGCCGGGCGAAGTGCCGCCGCGCCCCGAAGGCGCACCGAACGTCGCAATCCAAGGATCACGTCCCGAGGACGCAGACGCTGGCGTGCAGATGGCGTGGGACGTGATCGAGAAATCGGTGGCGTTCGATGCGCCCGAGGGACCGATCCGCCCGGCGTTCGCTCGAGCGCCCAAGGGCGGCACGCTGCCGCACTCCTACCTGAGCGCGCGAGACGTCCAGCACCTGGTCAAGGCGGTCGCCGAGTTCTCCATGGGAGGCGACGCGAGCGCGCGCCGATTTCCGGACGTGGCTGGTGTCCCGGCTGGGGGCGCCGGTGGCGTGGGAACTGTGGCGACTGGCGACGGGGACGGGGACGCGCCCGAGCGAACTCCTACGGGGTGACCTCGTGGACCTCGCGCTCGATGTCTCGGTGATGCGAGGCGCGCTCGAGTACCAGCGCGCGCAGATCGCACTCTCGAAGGATCCGCTGTCGGCGATGGTGCAGCTCATCTCTGAGAGGTGATCCATGGCTGACAACACCGTCGAGATCCTGATCAAAGCCCGCGACGAGGCGACCCGCGTGTTCCGCGAGGTCAACAAGGGCGCCGACGAGCTGCAGGGCAACCTGTCCGGCTTCACGCGGTTCATCCCGATCGAGGCGGCAGTCGGGACGGCGGTGCTCGGGATGGGCGCGGCGGTGTTTACGGCGGCCCGCCAGGCGTCGGACCTGAACGAGCAGCTCGACCGGATCTCCCGCCGGACCCGCGTCGCGAGCGAGACGCTGCAGGTGATGCGCGCGGTCATCGCGGAGTCGGGCGGGAACGCCGAGTCGCTGACGACCGCCCTGACGTTCCTCAACCGCGCGATCGCCGACCAGAACCCACTGCTCCGCCAGCTCGGGATCACCACGCGCGACGCGGGCGCGGCCTTCCTGCAACTGGGCCGGATCTTCGCAAGCTCAAGCGACCAGGCGCTGAAGACGAAGGTCGCGTTCGAGCTGCTCGGGCGTGGCGGCGCCGAGGTGATCGCCGACATCGAGGACATCGCGTCGGCGTTCCCGCAGATGGACGCGGCGCTTCGGCAGTCGGGCGCGCTGATCACGAGCGAGACGGCTCCGGCGCTGCGCGAGCTCGACGACGAACTGGACCGCCTCGCGCGCAACTGGACCGGCGCATGGAGAAGCATCGGCTCGGCGGTGGCGCCCGCCGTGGCTGAGGTGCTGAAGGGCATCAACGACATGACCGAAGCCGCCCGGCGGCTGTCCAAGGGCGCGCCTCTGAGCGCGTTCGGCGGCGGTGCGTTCCGAGGCGCAGGCGCTCTCGCCGGCCAGCAGCTCAACCAGGCCGGGACCGCCGAGCAGGGCCCACACGCGACGCTCGAGCAGCTCATGGGCGGCGAGCAGGCGCGGCAGATCGCCGAGCAGCGCGCACGGTTCGCTCGCATGGCCGAGGGCAACGTGATCGACGCCGCCCGCGAGGCCGCCGCGCAGCAGCCGCGGACGATCCTGCGCGATCGGGGCAAAGTGGTCGCCGACGACCTGGCCGAGACGCGCGAGGCGGTGCTCGGTGAAATGGAACTCATGCTGCAGGGCTGGCGCGAGTTCACTGACCAGATCACGAGCAGCGCGTCGATCGTCGACGCCGGGATCCGCGCCGTCTTCGACGGACTGCAGAACGGATTCCAGCAGGCGTTCCACGGGCTGATCTCGGGCGCGATGAACCTGCGCCAGGCCATGACGGCGATCTTCCGCGCGCTGGTCGACGAGATCATCCGCGAGCTCGCGCGCATCGCGGCCGCGCAGGTATTCAGTCAGCTGCTGAAGCTCGGGCTGAACATCGCGAGCGGGGGATCCGCGATCCCGTTCGCACCGATCACGCCGGCACTCGACCCTGGTGCGGGCGGCATCTTCCGCAGCCGTCGCGGCGAAGGGAACACCTACAACACGACCATCAGCACGATCGACGCGAAGTCGTTCCTCGATCTGATGCGCTCGCCGTCCGGGGCGATCAACGCGGCCGAGTTCCGGGTCGCAGAAGCGGGCATCGCGTGAGCGCTCTCCGGACCACGAAGTTCCTGTACTCGGATTTCGCCGACCCCGCGCTCGGCGCCGCGAACTTCTCGGGCGCGAGCCCTCCGGGAGGCTACGGTCCGTTGACGGCCGTCGCCGGCTACCAGCTCTCGGCGGCGCTGCATCACTCGCGGCACGCGGTGACGAAGCTCCCGGGATCGAACGGGACCTACGACATCGACCTCGGTGCGGCGCGCGACATCGAGGCCTTCGCCATGTGCAACGTGTTCCTCGACAGCGGCAGCAACTTCCCGGTGATCACGATCTGGTCGAGCCCCGACAATTCGCTCTGGTACAGCCATGGGACGCAGTTCGACAGCGCCGGCTGGATCGGCACGCGCGACCGGTTCTACCGGTTGCCGGCGATCTACTCGCGCCGCTACTGGCGACTCCAGGTCGCAACCGGTACCGCGTGGTACGTCGGGAAGATCTTCCTTGGCAAGTTCCTGGAGTTCGAGCACGGGCTCTACTCGCCGGGCTCGAGCCGGCAGGCGGTCCCGTCCGCGATCGTGAACAAGAGCGAGAGCGGGCGCCCCGTCGTCCACTACGTCGACCAGGCGCGGCTGCGGTTCAGGAACATATACGAGACGGCGCCCGACGATTTCAGGGTCGCGGTCGAGTCGATCGGCCTGAACGGGAAGCCGTTCGTCTACGTTGATCCGGTTGGCGTCGCGCGGCACGTGATCATGCGCGACCTGTCGGCGCCGACGGCGGGCCATGCCGCTCACGACGGCGTCGACTACTGGGACTTCGACCTCGAGATGGAGCAGCTCGTCTAATGAGCATTGCGACCCCGGCGACCGCGGCCTTCCTGGCGCTCTGGAACCCGCTGTCGAACGAGCCCTCGACGCTCGTGCGGGTCACGCTCGCGGTCCCTGGCGCGCTGACGCTGAACTTCGCGACGCGGCCGGTGCGCACGCCCGACTCCGTGATCTGGCAGCCGATGATCGCGCGCACGTCGCCGATCGACTCGCCGGGCGAGATCCTCGACCCAGGCCCGGCCCCGGTGACCTTCGACTTCACGTGCGAAGACGACCGCCTAAACGCGCAGGCAACCGGGACTCTGTCGGACCTCATGCGCTCGTACTTGTTCGAGGGCGCCACTGTGCAGGTCTGGCTCTGGGTCGAAGGCCTGACCAGCTTCGCGGACGCGCTGCCGGTGTTCTCTGGCGTGATCGGCCGCGTGGCCGGTGCCTCCGACTCGCACCGCGTGACCTTCTTCTGCGCACAGCGCCGCTGGAACCGCCAGGTGCCACCGAACCGCATCACGCAGACCTCGCACCCGAACGCGCCGGCGTCGTCGCTCGGTCTGCCGCGCCCGCTGGTCTATGGCGAGTTCAGGAACGACGGCATGCGGCAGCCGTGGACCGGGGCCTACAGCCTTTCGGGCACGCTCTACAACAAGACGCAGCAGGAGGACTGCGGCGACGGCGCGCTGTCCATTCCGGGGATCCTGATCGACAGCGGCGTGGGCGGTGCAGACGCGAAGATCCTGCTTGCCGATCACGCGCTGCTGCAGATCGGCAACGCCGGCACGGCCGACGACGGATACCCGCAGACGATCGCGGACGAAACGCTCGCGCGCCTCGAGGTGCCCTACGCTGATCTCTTGTCGGACAAGTCGGGGTTCTACCTGAAGGACAATCGTCATATTGCTTGGGTGGGCGTCCCGTTCAGCGAGGTCCGCATCGACGGCTCGTTCCCGAACACGGCGCTGAAGCCCCGCGGCGCTCTCGATCTCGACGAGACGAACTACGCCTCACTCGAGGACACCGGCACGCACCAGCGGCTGTCGCTGATCCCTGCGAACGTTGGCCAACAGGGCGAGCTGCTCGGGTGCGATCTCGTGATTGGCTACCGTACCAAGAACACGTCGACCGAGGTCGGCGTCCGCTACAACCGGCCCGACAATGTCGGGAACTTCCCGGGCTACACGCTCCTCACCGCGCACACGGGCATCGTCGAACCTATGCGGCCGGTCGTCGAGCGCGTGGCGATCCCGCTCGCGCCGGCGGATCCGCCGATTCCCACGAGCAGCGGCCGCGTCACGCGCGACTGGAACTTCGCCGCCGGCGACGTGAACATCGCGATCACCTCGGCGGCGAATCAGTTCGCCCACGTCTTCTTCTGCCGACTGGTCGCGCGCTATCGGCCGTCACAGGCGCTGGTCACGCCTCCGGCATTCCTGCGTCCGGTGAAGTCCTACGGCGCCGGCGGAAGGAACGAGACCTACCGGAAGAAGAAGAAGGACACCGTCTACTTCGCGAGCCGCGATTCAGTGTTCTCGCCGGCGGTGTACGAGGTGCAGGGCCAGTTCTACGCGAACGTGATGGGCCGCCCCGACTCGACTGGCGCCTATACCGACGTCGTCGACGAGGTGATCGAGGTCGCGCCGGACATCGCGCGGCACTTCCTCGAGAACTACTGCAACCAGAGTCCGGCCCAGATCGAGGTCGGCGTCGCGACCTTCGGCTCGTTCATTCGCGCGAGGTCGCAGGCGACGCAGATCGAGGGGAATCAGGTCACGCTCGGCTGCCATGTCGGCTCCGAGATCGAGGCGCGCCAGGTGCTCGAGGCGATCGGCGAGCAGACTCCGGCGATGATCCGGCTCGACCGGTTCACGGATAAGTGGCATTTCATCCCGTGGAATCCGCGGCCGCAGCTCGCGAACTTCCCGCGCCGCCTAGTGGCCGAGGACATCCTCGAGAACGGGCTCGAGTGGGA